CCCCCTATAGGTTTAGGCGGAGTGCGCAATACAGGCATACCATACATATCTATAAACCCTTCCATATTCCATTCCATAGGAACGAATAAGCAATACATCCCGCTTTTCGTCTGACCGTTGGAGTTGCGCTTGGAAGGGAAAGAGTCTTCATATAAAGCTTTAAAGTTTCTACCACCTTTATCTAAAGCGTTAGAGGTAGAGCCCATCATACACTTCCCTATAACCTTACTTCCCAAACGAAGACACGTTTTTGTTACACGCCAGTTGTTCAGGATGTTATCGGGCTTATCCCACTTACCACTCTCATCATGCAGGAGCAGCTGTAGCTTCTCTCCATCATAACTATTGTCTCCCGTATTCTTCCAGTCTATAGTAGTATCCAGTCCCTCCAACTCTTCCTCTTCGACCTCATACATGTTTTTCTTTGTAATCTTCGAAGCAGGAACACGATAAGCAAGTTCTGTCTTAGGCTTATCCATTCCATCCTGTATCGGTTTAAAGAAGAAGGGATAGTTGTTAGATATAGGTACCACCTTATCGGTAAACATTTTTTTCGCATCTGATCCTGTTTTGGAAAGTATTCCTATCCGTGAGTCTTTAGTTATAGTGGCTTGGTTTACGCCTTCGCTGGAGCTCATAAAAGAAAATCCCGAACGACGTATCTTCAAATAACACATCCCAAAGCTACGCTTATCAGCTTTACATGCTTCCCAAAAGATATAAAAAATTCTATTGGCCTCCCGGAAGTCAGGATGCCCCACATCTATCTTCGTCCATTGGAGATACATATAATGCGTTCCCGTTATATATGTAGGGGTTCCGTTGTTTAAAAACCAGAAACCTTCCTCACGCCTATCGAACTCCGACTCTATATATTCCACCCACTTAGACTTAAAAGTATTTGGGGTAGAGTGCCATTGAAAGATAGATTTAATACGCTTCAAGTCTTTGCTATATTCAAAAGGCTCCCAGTATTGCTCTTCTTTTTTCTTAGAACGAGAATAAACTTCTTTGGGAACTTTAGGCAAAGCCACTCTTAGACCATTTATTTCATACACCTCTCCTATCTGGCCCGTCTTAGATATAACCACGAGGTCATATTTTGGGTCATAGCCATAGGCCCATGTGCGGGCACGGTTTTTATTTACCACCACATGTTTAGGTATAGCTTTTTCTACTACCCTATATAAACTATTTTGATCTTGACTCGGCAAATCCTTTCGGGGTGTGTGTTTTATTTTCTAAAGGAGCCCCATCTAAAAGGGCTTTCTCTTCTTCTATTCTTTTTAATATCTCAAAAGCATCCATGATGCAAAGCTTCTTGGTAGCCGCTGCATTCTTTAATCTATCCGCAGCCAACTCATCGTCTTTATCAAACTTTATGATATCTTCTTTAGCTACCTTAACTAACTGTCGCACAGCCTTTTCGCCCGCCTCTATGATTTGTAATTTAATCTCCTTGGTGTCCATCTTCTTCGGCGCTTTTTTTCATTTCCGCTAAAGCCTCTTCATACCCAGGCATTAGTTTTAAAAGGTTTAAGGTACCCACAGCCAACTCCCTGGTTTGCTGCTCCTCTAAGATAAGCTTTTTTAAATTCTCTGTTAGCGCCTCTGTATTTACTTTTAGTGAGGCTATATTTTTCTGTACTCCCATATTAATTAAATTTATAAAACATTACAAAAACTTTGCGCCCCTCTTTCCAGGAGACGTTAGGATACTTGCTGTGAAAGTATGAAGAAGGATAAGATATCAGTCTGTTTTTTTCATACCCTACTACTGAGCTCAACCTCCACTTATCTAAATCTTCCGCGTCTACTCTAATCATACTATTGTATTCTTCGTCGGAGATATCGTGGGGCAACTCCTTACCATACCTATGGTGCTCCCATAAAGCGGTGCCATGCAGATCTTCCCTCTCTCGGGGAGAGAGATATAAAACTATAGCCCTGTCTGGCTTCTGCCCATTAATATTCAAATCGGAATGTATGCGCCAGGAGATATCGAGCTTATCGGTAGCCTCTCTAAAGAAGGACAATATATTCACCAAAGGGCGCTTCTCTATATCCGCTAACTTTTCTATTACGTAGTCGGCAAAACCTACAGGAGATTCTTTTACATAGAAATCTTTTTCTCCCACCACCTGCTTTTTAAAACGCCCGTCAGATAAATATCTATCTACTATATCTAATATAGGTCTCTCAATAAAATCGTCCACGATATATATCATAGTATCAACATTATGTTATTAGTAAACATCCTATATAGCTTCTCCCCATCTACATAAAAGGGGTACTCGCTTTCAGGTTCAAAAGATATCTCGTCCCCCTCCTTTACTCCTAAAGCTTTTAACTCTGCGTTTCCATGCTTAAGTATCCCTACGAGAGGTTCTTCTCCACGCTTATATATAGAAGACTCCTTTGCGGGGATAGGTTTTACAAAGCAATACTTATCGTGAGCGTTCCACCGTGTACCGTTATGGTACATAAAGAACTGATCCATCTCTACGAAGAACATATCGTCACGGAAATAACTCTTCCCACTTTTCTCCCTCCCCCTCATATCGTTATAATACTTAAATACATTGTGGTGCACGAGAAGCCTGTCCCCCTTTTTTATGGGGCCAGAATATTTTAGTGGTGTTTCCACTACGGTAGCAAAACGATTTGATGCGGTGTGGTCTTCTTTAGACACACTGGTAATAAAATCTACCCCCCCTATCTCCTTAATATTGTCGTACCTCCTTTCGTTGTATGCCTTTACTATAAAGCTAAAAGGAGATTGCATTAAAAATTGATATTAAATTCTAAAGAAATGGGTAGAGTTTTTCTAAACTCTTTCCACAAATATACCTCTTCAGATTTCTGTATCCAAATTTTATACCCTTCGTTATGGTCCTGTATAAGATGTATTTTATGGCTTCCGCCTAAGACGTCTTGACCTACGATATAATGCATGGCGCCAGACTTATAGTCTGCGCCGATTGATATTTTCCTGATGTCCATTTCATTTTATTTAAGTTATACCGATCCGCTAAATTTAAGAACTATCCTCGCCACAAAAGAACCATTTACGCCACCAGTAGTAGCCCTTACCGTAGCGAAAAAACCATAACCCGGCTCAAGTATTTCGGTGCCAGTAGTGCTTATTGTCATGTTTTGAGTACTGTTTAAAGTCCCCGCTGTAATAACCTCCGTCCATGTAGCAGCTGGGACCGCTTCATAAATGCTATGACCACTAAGGGGACTCTTCCAGAGAGTAACAAAAAACGTGTCCGAGTATCCGGAACTGAACATAATTGCGGCGTCACATAGGGTGTGGTTAGGATAAGATGTTGCACACCCTGAAAGAGAGCTATTTGCATAAACCATACTCATAGCGTGTTGATCATCCGAAGGACCTGTTGAGGAAGGAGCAGTCGCTCCAAAATTATAACCCCAATTTGAGGTGTTAGGTTCAACCCCCGCACTACCCGCAGCACTGGACATATAATAATTACCCGCCGTCATGACTATTTTTGTGCTTCCTACACCTATAGTCTGAACCCACTCTGGCGCTCCTCCCGCGGCGGCCCATGTTCCGTCACCCTTTAAAAAATTAGCAGTATTTCCAGTGGCATCCGGAACGTGACCGACAGCGGGCCCGCCTCCAAAAGCATTAGACTGAACCTGAACCGCTCCTGTAGTAGGTGATATTTTTATAGCGTCTGTTAGCCCTGCAGAGGTTCCTGAAGCGAGCACACTCACGGAGCTTACTGCTCCCGTAGGCGTTACCCACGTTCCGTCTCCACGCAAGAAGGTGCTGGCTGTACCTCCCGCGGGCACACACCCTATAAGAGAGGCTCCGTTATAGATATTCTGTCTTACAATAACACCCCCCACACCAGGGGCAATAGTAATAGGGTCTGCAGGAAATGCTGCAACAATAGGTGGTGTTGTACTAACACTCGACACCCCAATCGTTGAAAGGTCTGCCCAAGAAACCCCTGTAGCTGTAGAGGTAAGGACTTGTCCTGATGTACCTGTACCTGAGCCATCGCTTAGACTACCTGGAAGATTAATTCCTGATGTTGCAGGAGTACCCCCGTTACCACTAAACTCATTTGTTCCAGACCACACGTTATTGGCCAAAGATTGTATTGTAGAGCTGGCTGAAAAAGTAGTGAGAGAGCTTCCTATAAACTGAATCCCTATTGCTGTCGCAGTATTACCTGCTGTAAGAACTTCTTGCAGTGTAGGCATAGAAGCTGTTGGGATTCCTGTAGACCACTCTACTCCTGTCCCTGCTGCATCAACAGTAAGAATGGATCCTATAGCTCCAGTAGAGCCAGTGGAGTCATTTATTTCAGCTGTTGTCCCGAAGTTTAAAACCGAACTTCCTCCAGAAAGGTTTATGTTTCCGGACGTTGTAATATCACAACCTGCCGCTAAAGTCATATCGGTATTGGTGCTTAAAGCTAACACCTGCGCCGCACCAGACATATTAATACTTCCCGTAGTATCAATATCACAGTTGTCCATTACAAAGCCCAGTGTTGTATTAGAGTCAACCGTTATCACATCCTGTAGGCCTTGAGCTCCTGCAGCAGCGATCCATTGGATACCTGTTCCTGTAGAGCTAAGTATCTGCCCTGCAGAACCTGGAGCCCCTCCAGCAAGAATCTGTGTTGGATAGATATATCCGTTTACCGTAATGTTTCCTGTAAGGCTTATATCGCCAGCAGCGGTTCCTCCCGTGTTAGTTGTTGGCGTGTCTAAAACAGACTGAAGATCTTGTAAGCCTCCAGATGCAGTGATATCAGATATTTTAAACGATACCGTGCGGTTGTCATCGCTGGTATCTGTACCAATAACAAAGTCAGACGCGTTAGGCGTAACTAAAGGATAGACGGTAGTGTTTTCAATTTTAGCCATGGCTTAAGCGTTTACAAGTCTGTACATAATATCAAAAGTGAGGGTACCATTACCAAGGGTGGGGTTTGCAGTTTCACACGCAAACAATAAATTGTCTCCACCCACGGCTGTAGTATACGTATTCCCGTAACTGGTGGCATAGTTGGTAGGTAAAGAAAAAGCGTAGTCAGCAGCTTTAGCATTCATATACCCCCTTGGTATACCGCTAAACAAATTCGGATTAGCCACACCTCCCAGACCTAAGACAAAATCATTGGGTGCATCATAACCCGTGGTATTAAATGTGTATTTTACCAGCACCGATATAGGCTGGATATGTTTAGTAGCAACTCCTTGGATAAGAACGACAGGCATGGAGAAAGAGTTTAATATCTCCGTTGAAGTAACCATAACACTGGTAGTATACGTATTGGCGTTGAGATAAGACTTTACCCCGCTCATCAATACCGTCTTCGTTTTATTCGAATCGGTAGCGTCGGTTAATATAAGAAGGTCGTTATCTTCAGGTGTTACTGTAGGGTATACTGTAGTGTTACTTATCTTCGCCATTTTCTTTTTGCTTCACCTCCCCGGTTTCCAAGTTGATGACGGCATCCTTTCCATAGGTTTGCATCAAGCCCTCTTCCGCGGTTTGGAACTCGCCCTTTAGCTCTTGCACTCTTAACACAAGACCATGCTTCTGTAGAGTTAAATCGCCCAGTTGAGTTTTAATTGTGTTGAACTCAGAGTTGAGATCGTTTAACCTCTTTAACTCTGCATCTGTAATCTTTTCCATTGTAATAGATTTAAGTAAATATTACAGCAAAGATAAGGTTTATTTATTTTCTTTTGAACTGCCCCCAAAGAAAAAGTCTACTATGGTATTTACCTTGGCACTCATAGCTCCAAATATCGTAGAGATAAATCCTATCTCATACTCCGAAAGCACGACGTCGTGGAAGACAAAGTATTTAAACATAATATATGAGAGAGTAAAATATGCTATAGTAAATAAAGCGGCTAAGATTTTTTGTATCAAAGCGTCGTCTTTATATAACGACCTGGCATCCTTACGGTCCTCCACCTCTTTAGCAAAAGCTTCACGCTCCGCCTCCAAGAGGATCTTCTTGAGCTCTAACTTCAGAGTCTCCTTCTCCTCTTTGGTGGTGATAATCTCATCGAGGATACATTCGGCATTCTCTACCACCTTTCCAAAAATACCGCCTAAGAAATTATTCATCATAGTCTGTATATTTTATCATAACCTTCTCTCCCCTCTCCAAAGCTTTCGCCACCAGAGGATAAATCCTTTTATAAGCATTACGACTCTTCCCAACCCAACCGTTTTCAGTGACGATATTATTTTCTTGAGAATCCCCCACGATGAGACAGCCCGCAGTATGTTCATCAGTATTACCGGTATGTATAAGAATATACTCAAAATTAGGAACATCAGTGATATGAAGCATGCCACGATGTATATCAGGATATTTTTTATTGTACTTCGCATGCAACCCACCTTTCTTTCTAAATTTTATTTCATATACCCCAGCTGGGATACGCGTTTCTCCTTTTACTTTTAAAGCCTGGTACTCATCCTCCAAGGTGTAGCACAAGAAAGATCTCCCTACAGGCGTCGTTTCAAAAAGGAGTCCGGAGGTAGAGTCGGCTTGGGAGCTGAATCGTATTACCTCGAGCTTCATTTTTTTTCGAAGATCTTAGATATCTTATATCCCGTATAGGCTATAGCCAGAAGTAAAGATATAAATTGTAAAAACTCATTACACTGGGTTAGAGTAATCCCCAACGCTCCTCCGTTAGCCGCGATAACGCTTACCGTATCTCTCACTTCTTGTCCCATTTATTTTGTGTAAGTATAAAAAAAATCTTCCGGTCCCGTAGTTGTTGTTGTCCAGTAGTTCATAGGATCAAAGATAATACAATTATCTCCCCCTTTTCTTAGGAGGGATAACTCCTTTTGATCGAAATTTATTTCCAGGGATCTTAATCTCATCACAGAGATTTTTATGAGATTTAGTTGTCATCCCCTTAATAGCCGCTATAGTACGTGGAGTGTCTCCAATCCAAGAGACTATACACACCGTACCGTCGTCGTTCCACGAAGCAGTATCCCAACTATCCTGACGTACCTGGCTCCAATCGATGAGCCTGGCGTTAGCTACACTAAGCTCCGTATAAACAATGTCTTCTATTCCTATCATGGCGTGTCAAGTTGTATTATAGGGACGTTTCGAGGAATAAGGTCGTTTACCGTTCCATTCGGAGCTACGTTAGGTAGCGTTATTAATGAAGGCTCCAACCCATTCATCCTCCACCAACGCTCTAAGTTCCCACCGCCCACTTGCGTTACGGTGACG